GGTTTGGGTGCCTAGTGCTGGAAGTAGAAAATGCATGACGCGCTTTTTGCCTTTAGATAAGCCGTGTTCAGCAGAAGGTATTTTTGTCTACAAATCAAAAGAAGGAGATTGCGAGATGTTTAGGACCTTGTTTTCTTCGCAGAAAGTTTCACATCGCACATGTGCCAATTTCCAGGGAGGCATTTACAATTTGCCAATAGAAACACAAGAGGGCATGTGCATGAGTCCTATAGTGTCAGTTGGACGCGGTTCTACCATTTTAGGATTTCATTTGTGTGGCTTTGGAACTAAAGGCGGTGCAGGATATTTGTCACAAGAAATGGTACGGAAAGCCATTTTGACGATGTGTGATAAACCTGGAGTTGTACGCCTGTGTAGTGAAGGAGATATGCCTGAAGAGCAATACGGTACCAAGTTAATTGAGTCAACAGACATTCATCATAAGAGTCCAGTTCGATATTTAACACCAAACACAAGTATTGAAGTGTATGGAAGTATGTCAGTTCGAAGCACTCCGCGCAGTATTGTTGTACCAACATTGATTTCTCCACATGTAACTGAAATTTGTGGAGTTCCACAGAAGTGGGGACCACCTAAGATGAAAGGAGATAATGTGTATCCATATCAAGTCGCTTTAGAGCAATTAGCACATCCCTCACTTAGTTTAGGAGGAGTTGTTAGTCGTGCTGTGGAGAGTTATATGGTTCAATTTGACGAAATATTTACTCGCTTGCCCGAGTTGCTAGATGCACGCCCTCTTAATCAGGTGGAAACTGTGAGTGGTTTAAAGGGTAAAAGATTTATAGATCCTATGAATTTCTCTACGTCACCGGGGTGGCCTTTAAGTGGTAAGAAACGAGACTACCTGGTACAGTGTGATCCTGAGGATTTTCCTGATGTCGGCTTTCCTCAATCTTTTTCGGAAGAAATATGGGACGAGGTGGACCGAACTTGTGAAATTCTACGCAAGGGCGAGCGCTGCTATTTCGTGTGGAAAGCCTGTTTAAAGGATGAACCTACAAAACTGACTAGCGAAAAGGTTAGAGTATTTCAGAGTGCTCCTTTGGCTCTACAATTATTGATCCGCATGTATTTCTTACCATTGGTTCGTATTATGCAATTGAATCCTTTGTTGACAGAGTGCATGGTGGGAGCAAATGCTGAAGGACCAGAATGGGGGCAATTAAATGAGCACATGATTTCTAAGGGTAATAATATTTTGGCTGGCGATTACAGTAAATACGATCAGAGAATGCCTGCACAATTGACAATTGCAGCGTTTGACGTTTTAATCTCGGTAGCACGCCAGTGTGATTATATGCCTGAAGATATATCACTCATGGAATCAATGGTTTCAGAGATTGTGTACCCATTAATGGCTTACAATGGAGATTTGCTTATGATTTT